CCGTGGTCGTTACAATCCTTTGAATCCGAGCAAGAACCAGACGGTTGCCGAGTCGGGGGGTATGTTCGTCTCCGATAACCCGATGGACGGATTCTTCCGGGCAAACGGAACATTTTACAGTTCACGTACCGGGGCATCGGCAGCCTACTCTAATAAAAGAGACGCAGAGAAAGCTGCTGCTACGGCAGGTATTACCTACGACGAATTTCAAAACGCTCTCAGCGCGGCTCGTTCCGGTTCGAAGACCCTCGACGCGGCTATCCGGGATATCAAGGATGCTAAGGTAGCAGCGAGAGACTCTGACGGACCATCGGCACAGCCTAGGCAGCCGATTACGGTTACCCAAGCAAGGCCGGGTGAAATGCCTCAGAGCGAAGCCGCTGCAAAGGCACAGCGGGAAAGTGATTCTGATGACAGTGGATATAGCAGTAACGTCGGTGGCGGTGGTGTATCGCAAGATGTTCGTGATGCTATTTCTGATGCCGGAATTTACTCAGGAGGTGGTAGATACGGAGGATTTAATCAGGGTGGTCGCGTCGGCCTTGCCATGGGCGGCGCACCCGGCGCAGCTAGTGGCTTTGTAGACCGCCCGCCTGAGCAGGTTCCCGAAGACCAGACAGTTGCGGACAACCGTCCTGCCCAACTCCCAGAGGGAGCCTTCGTCATCAACGCTGCAGCCGTCGAGTTCGCGGGAAGCAATGATATCAAGAATATGTTGCTCGATGCTCACAAAGAATCGATGAGACGCGGATTAACGGTTGACAAACAAGGAAACGGTGCTAAAATGATAGATGTGGCTATCTCCAGCGGCGAAGTTGTCGTCGCGCCACATCTCGCCAAAATCATCGGATATGACCGCCTAGAGAAAATCAATAATCGCGGCAAAACCGAAACTCGCGAACGCATCGAAGAAAATGGTCAGGCTCCTGCTCCTGCCACGATGCAAGCTGCTACTGGCATGTTAATCTCAGGACAGCTATCTGAGCCGACTCTCACGCAACAGGACTTGCGTCAACAAGGCTTTCTTTCCTCTGAGTATCCTTCGATGCCAGATACGCCTATTCCCTCCCGTGACGAAGATACCTTTTTTGGATACACCATAGGCGAGTTGAAGGAAGCAATCAAGGGCGTCGAGATTAAGGGTTTTGAAAAAGACCCGTACATTATCACAGGTGCTGCACGAGGAAAAGACAAATCGTCTGCCTTCGGACCTATGCAAGTTACCTATTCTACCCTAGAAGATTTTCAAAAGCGAAGCCCAGAATACAAACTTCTAGATAACGACAAAAAAGAATACGTCAACGATTTGATACAGCAGGGTCGTGATGTAGTCAACTACCAAAAGTTTGGCGCAGTCTATCGAAACGGTAAGCGTCAAAAAGTTTCTAAACAACAAGCTAAAAATTTGAAGGCGTACGGCAGCGGCACTATGGACCGCGCCCGCCACGAAGAACATTACGACGTTGTGGCTGATATGGTCCTTCGTCTTAAATTATCGGACCACGAGAACATTAAGGATGCTTTGGCTTCTTACGGCGAAGGCCAAGCCTATGCAAACAAGGTTCTCAAAGGTCTAGAATAATTCGTCAGCTACCCGCAAGTTCGCGGCCCTGACACAACCGGAGCGGCTACCCACAGCCAAGTGGCCCCGCGAGTGAGGTAAATCAAATGGCAAAAGCAAGAGGCCACCGTGCCAACAAAGCTAACGATTCGTTCGGAACAGTAAACAACGGGTCGTTGTATCGTGGAAAATACCGTGATGAAGTCTACGAAGACGATGACGATGAAGCGGTAGAAACTGCAGAAGCACAAGAAGCGGACCCCCAAAAAGAGGCTACTCCGCAAGAACAAGCCCCAGACAGTTTCGTAGAGGCCAAAAAAGAAGAGGCCGACCACGATTACAAGAAACGGTATGACGATTTGAAACGTCATTACGATTCGAAGGTAAACGAATTCAAAGAGGAAATCGACACCCTTCGCAAGACGATGACCAAACACGCACAAGAAATGCCGCGTGGGGTCACACCGCCAAAGACTGCAGAAGAACTGGAAGAGTTCAAAAACCAGTATCCGGATGTGTTCGAGGTGGTACAGACCGTATCAAGTCTCCAGACCGAATCACAGGTTGCAAAACTCCGCGAGGAACTCGGTTCCATCAAAGAGCGGGAACAGGAACTAGAAAAGCAGAAAGCCTACGAGGAATTGCTTCGGCTCCAACCCGATTTCAACGAGATTAAGACAGATGAGAAGTTTCTGGCTTGGCTCGAAGAACAACCAACATCAATCTCAGATGGTATCTACAAGAACAATAAGGATGCCCGCTGGGCGGCACGGGTCGTAGACCTCTACAAGGCCGACACTGGCCTTACCAAGAAGAAAACCAAGTCTGCCTCTGCTGCAGAAGCCGTCACTAAGACTCCCGTGCGGGAAGTAAAGACGGAAGCAACAGACGGCAAGAAGATTTGGAAAGCTTCTGAAATCGGCAGGATGAAGCCGTGGCAATTCGAGAAGCTAGAAGCTGAACTCGATGCAGCACGTTCAGAAGGCCGAATCGACTACAACTCTTAACTCTAAACCTCAAACAGGAAGGAAAGACCAATGGCTTTTGATAGCGCATCAGGTTACAATAACCTGCCTTCCGGCAATTTTACGCCGGAAATCTTCAGTCAAAAAGTTCTCAAGTTCTTCCGTCGCGCTTCGGTTGCTGAAGACATCACGAACACCGACTACGCTGGCGAAATCGAGAACTATGGTGATACCGTTCGTATCATCAAAGAGCCTACCATCACCGTTTCTAGCTACTCTCGTGGCTCGGTGGTAAACCCGCAAGACCTCGCTGACGACCAGACCACTATGGTTGTGGACCAAGCGAACGCCTTCGCATTCAAGATTGACGACATCGAAGAGCGTCAGTCTCACGTTAACTTCGAGGCACTTGCCACCTCTTCGGGTGCGTACTCCTTGAAGCGTAACTACGACGCCAACATCCTGACTGCTATGGCATCGGGTGCGGGTCTGACCGGCGAGTCCGGTGCCGCTACTGCTCAGATTTCCGACATCGGTACTCTGGGTTCGGCTCTCGACATCGGCGGTGCAACCACTCCGGGCGACACTGCAGTCAACACCATGCTGGTGATGGCTCAAGCCCTCGACGACCAGTCTGTTCCGGAAGAGAACCGCTGGTTCGTTGCTCCCCCGGCTTTCTACAAGCACCTGTTCTCGGCTGGTGCGAAGTTCGCAGAAGTTCAGGTTACTGGCGATGCGACTTCCCCGCTGCGTAACGGCCTTGTGTCGCTGGGCAACATTGCTGGCTTCCAGTGCTACAAGTCTACTGCCCTCGTCTCGAACGGCGGTACTGACCAAGTAACTCTGTCGGGCCTCGCTACTGACGGGACTGAGAACCTGCTTCTTGCCGGTCACATGTCCTCAACGGCTACTGCTTCGCACATCGCGAAGACCGAAGTTGTCCGTTCGACTGAAACCTTCTCTGACATCGTTCGTGGTCTGCACGTTTTCGGTCGCAAAGTTCTGCGTCCGGAGGCAATGGTTCGCGGCGTTGTTAGCCTCGACTAGAATAGGGAGATTCACTAATGGCTTTTACTATTAATGGCGGCGGCGCAACCGGTTACGGTGCAAACGGCCCAAACGTCAAGGTAGCTAACGTGGTTATCGACCTGACTGACGATGATTTCAGCGCACTGGCTGCGACTGACACCATCGAAGCGATTGAAGTACCGGCTGGCACCATCGTGCTGTCCGCTGGTTACGAGATCATCACTGCCGGTACTGGCACTGGTACTCTGTCGCTCGGCGATGGCGGTAGCGTAGCCCGCTACGTAGCTGCCGTTGTCCAGACCGCTGCTGGCCAGAAGGCTGCACTCGCGACTAACGTGCCACACCTGTACACTGCTGCAGACACCATCGACCTCAAGAGTGCCGTCGCTGTGTGTAACTCAAAGGTACGTGTATGGGCCATCATGGCCGACTGCAACGGTACGTCGGATGACATGACTGTCTCATTCACAGAGACTGCCTAACCAACTTGTCAGGGGGGCCACGTGCCCCCTTGACACTTCTTTGTTTATATGATAAGAACACATACCCCCGCCGGGGTAAACTACCCTAGAGGAGAGTGCAATGCCCGGAATGTACAAAAAACCTATGCCAAAGGCTGCTGCGGCAAAAAAGAAAATGATGTACGGCGGAAAAGCCATGCCTAAGAAAAAAATGATGGCTTACGGCGGAAAAACAAAAAAGAAGAAATAGTACGATGCCACGTAAAGCCGATAAAATGCCAGCCCGGAATAAAAAGAATTTCCGCCCTACCAGTAAAGGTGCCGGTATGACCGAGGCTGGAGTCAAGGCTTATCGTCGCAAGAACCCCGGTTCTAAACTCAAGACTGCAGTGACTGGCAAAGTAAAGCCCGGAAGTAAAGATGCGAAGCGTCGTAAGTCGTTCTGTGCCCGCTCTGCCGGTCAAATGAAAAAGTTTCCGAAAGCTGCAAAAGATCCGAACAGCCGTCTGAGACAGGCACGAAAGAGGTGGAAATGTTAGGCGCACTGATTGGCCCTATCTCGCAACTTGCGGGTACGTGGCTCGAAGGAAAGGTCGAAAAGACCAAAGCTGAAACCGGTGCCAAGGTTGCCAAGGCGAAAGCCGAAGCAGTCATCATGGAAAAGAAAGCTACCGGCGAAATAGACTGGGACTTAGAGGCTATCAAGGGCAGTCAATCTTCGTGGAAAGATGAGTGGCTCGTCATTCTATTTTCAGTGCCACTGATTCTTGCGTTCATACCGGGTATGGAAGGAGTGGTAGCTAATGGATTCGCACAACTCGACGCCATGCCTGAATGGTATCAGTACAGTCTCGGAGTCATCGTTGCGGCTTCTTTTGGCGTACGTTCAGCTACAAAATTCTTTGGAAAGAAATGATGGCTACAAAAGTAAAGGGTGCCTTCTTGGCAAAGAAAAGACTTCGTCGTCCCGGACGGCACAAAAAGAACCTCAACAAGAGAGATAAACCGAAGGCGTACTATGGCTGAGATGACTTTTGAAAGAATTGCACAGTGGAAGTTACTGCCTCGCTTCATGATGCTGATAATGACTCTGATGTCGTGGCGTTGTGCAGAGTGGTTTATGAACTTGGACGCCCCAACAGCTTCACAGTCCGCCTTTGTGAGCGTTGTGATGGGTGCTATGACCGGTGCGTTTGGCATCTGGATGGGCGGAGAGAATAAAAAATGAAATACAACACATCACATTTTCTAGATAAACTGATTGCACATGAGGGCATGGTCCTCACCATATACCAAGACACCCTCGGCATCGACACCATTGGAATTGGGCGAAATTTGAAAGACCGAGGAATCAGTAAAGAAGAACTCGATTACATGGACATCCCGTCGATGGCTATCGTGTACGAACACGGTATCACGGAAGCGGATGCACGTTATCTTGCCATGAACGACATCAAGATTGTAGAGGACGAACTGTGCCGGATGCACCCGTGCGTCGAAGAGTTGGATGCGGTACGTCAGCTAATCCTGATGGACATGGCCTTCAATATGGGTGTGCCACGCCTCTGTAAATTCAAGAAGATGTGGGGTGCGATCCACGACCACAAGTTCGACATCGCGTCGATTGAGATGCTCGATTCCCGTTGGGCGAAACAGGTGGGTTCGAGAGCGGTCAAACTCTCGGACGCAATGAAGAAGGGAGAGTTCTAATGAGTTCAAGAGGTCGCATGGCTGACGAAAGTGCCGAAAAGTCCGGAGGCATTAACTTTCGGCGCGAAATAGAGAGATCTTATGAGACTCTCCCCAAACGCCTACGCCAGTACAAAGAAGATAAAAATAAAGGGATTGAACAGCCCGGAAGACCCTCAAAGAAGGCTATGGAGCTTATTCGCAGCGGTAAGCCAGTAGTGTTTACGTGATGCCCCTGACCAGTAAGGGAAAAGACATCATGCAGTCAATGAAACGTACTTACGGGGGTAAGAAGGGTGAACAGGTCTTCTACGCGACAGCCAACGCCGGAAAGATTAAAGGCGTCGAGGAAACACAAGAACTCAAGAAGGGCGGCAGGGCTAGAAAAGCTGGCAAACCGTCGAAGCCTAAAGCGAAGGGCAAGAGTCGAGTTAATGAGGCTGGCAACTACACTAAGCCCGGAATGAGAAAACGCATCTTTAACCGCATCAAAGCTGGCGGCAAGGGCGGACGCCCCGGACAGTGGTCGGCCCGTAAGGCTCAGATGCTGGCTCAAGCCTATAAGAAAGCAGGGGGCGGATACCGCGACTAACTATGCAGCACGTCTTTCTCCTGTTTGTCTTTCTTGGCATAGGAGAGGACAAGCGTCAAGTCAGTAAAGATATGTACTTTCGAGACTTGAACGATTGCGTGTGGTACGCGCAGACTTTACATAAACAGGGAAAACAGGTGACGGCATACTGCCTCCCTAAGCTAATCAATGAAAGCACAGGGATAAAGGTGTACTGATGTTAGCCGAGCTTGCCGCAGCCAACGCCGCATTCGCCGTAATTAAGACGGCGGTACAGAATGGTAAAGACATTGCCGCTGCTGGCAGTGCCATCGCCAGCTTTGTAGGTGCCAAAGAAGACCTGCAAAAGAAAACCCAAAAGAAGGGCGGCGGCTCGGATCTCGAAGAGTTCATGGCCCTTGAGAAGATACGAGAACAGGAAGAACAGCTAAAACAAATTATGATTTATGCTGGTCGTCCCGGTCTGTGGGCTGACTGGCAAAAGTTTCAAGCGAAGGCACGGGTTGCACGGCGAGAAGCGGAAGAGGCGGCAATCCGTAAGCGCAAGCAGATTTTAGAGATAACAATCGTCACGTTTCTTTTTATTACGGGCTTGACAGTTCTTGGCTGCATCGTCGCTCTTGCTCTTCATTCGCAGGGGAAGATATAGTTTTTACTTGTAAAGTGCGCTTTGAGATGCTATAATAAGGTTATTTACGGAGAGTCTTATGGACCGTATGGTAATCGAAGCCCTCAAGCACAAGTACGAAGCCCAAAAGGCGAGTGTTCTAGAGATATTCAAAACCTCCGACATTATGGAGGATATCGACGACGCACTGAACACGTGGTACAAAG